TAAAAGAACAACTTGAAAAATGTCAGTTTGCTGACTTAAATAACTTTGATCCAAATACAAATACTTTTTATATTAAAAAGTATTCTAAGCCGACATACGAGATTAATCATTGCTATTTAGTTAAGCTTCCTTTGAATATTGTTAATGCCACTGATTCTGTTTTAGCTGTTAACTGGAATAACGGAACTTGTCCTAAAACTCAATATCTTAAAATCTATATTTCGAAAGCTCTTGGCACGATGATTTATGTAGATAGTATTGGTTTTGATTTTGAGACTAAACAGGACCTTAGTATGATGTGGTCTGGCTGGCTTGATAGTTCGCAGCTAACTCAGATTTCTGCCTTATAAGTAAGTGCTAAATTATATAAAGTAAAATTTAAGGAAGTACTAAAGATGAATTTTTTAGAAGCTTTTAAAGAATTAGATGAACTAAACGAAGCATCAAATCAATATCAAATACCATATGAACTGAAGTATCGTCAAGTACAAGGTGACTGTCCGGGTTGTGGTAAGCACTTTGAAAAGGCAGAAGAATATGAGCAGCATATTACTGGCTTTTACCGTAAAAATGCTAATGGCAAGTTTGAGTGGATTGATGGCTGCGAGGACGCTTTAAAGGCAATTGAGAACACCAATATGCCCGGAAGAATAAAAGTAGGTAAAAAAGATCATAGCTACGACGAAATGACAAACATCACTGCAGCAGACCTAATTAGATACAAAGCAAAATGTAAAGCTTGTGAAATATGTGGTGCAAGAGAGCTACAAGATACTGAGTTAGTTTATGACCACGAGCACTCTAAAGATGGTTCACACTCGGGTGCATTTAGAGGAATACTTTGTAAGTCATGCAATACACTGCTCGGACAGTTAGAGCGTGATATAGCTAAACAAAACTCTCTACCTTATGAAGAATACTTAGCAAACATTGCACGCTATCTAAAACGAGCCCAAAAATGGAAAGCAAGTGGCAAGTTTAAAGAACCTGATTTGTACTATAAATATAATAAATAAATTATTTACACTAAGACGGCCTATAAAATTGGGCCGTCTTTTATTGTATAATATAGTATATAAAAATATCTAAAAGAGGAAATGATACAATGAAAAGTTTAGCTGTAAAATATCGTCCAACTACTTTTGAAACTGTTGCTGGACAAAATGTAACTACAAGAATTCTTAATAAAGTACTTGAAAAGCAGGCTTTCAAAAATGCTTATCTTTTTGCAGGTCCTTCTGGATGCGGCAAAACAACGTGTGCTAGAATTTTTGCGAATGCTATTAACGGAGGTATTGGCGAGCCTACGGAAATTGACGGAGCATCGAATAATGGAGTTGACCAGGTTAGAGCTATCGTAGAGTCGGCTAATCAGAGAAGCCTTGTTGGCAATTATAAGATTTATATTATTGACGAGTGTCATATGATTACTTCCGCCGGTTGGAATGCTTTCTTGAAGGGGCTTGAAGATTGTCCTGAGTACACTATTTTTATCTTCTGTACCACTGAGCCCAATAAGATTCCTGTGACTATTCAGAACAGAATGCAGCGTTTTAATATTGCTAAGATTGGTGCACAGGAAATCAAGGGCAGACTTTTCTATGTTTGTCAACAGGAAGGCTTCATTAATTATGAAGATACTTGCGAGCTTATTAGTAAGCTCTGTGATGGTTGCATGAGAGAAGCCCTTACGATGCTTGACCAGTGCGCTGACCTTTCTAATGATCTCAGTCTGGAAAATACTAAAGCAGTTCTTGGTGAGGCACCTTTTGAAAGAATGCTTAAGTTGACTAATTGTTTGATTGGTCATAATGAGCAGTTTACTCTTATTGCTATTGAAACGCTCGCTCAAGAAGGTAAGGACCTTAAGCAGTTTGTAAACGAGTATCTTAGCTTTACTCTTGAGCTTACTAAGTATATCTTGTTCCAAAACATCACCGCAACAAATATTCCTGCTTATCTTGAGAACTCTACCGACCCTATGATCAGTGTTAAGGCTACGACTTCTTTTGAGAATGCTTTAGTCTGGTTTAATAACCTTGCTACTAAGCTTCTTGATGTTAAGAATGCTATCAAATATGATACTTCAGTAAAGGCGGTTGTGGAAGCTTATTTCTTGCAGATTTGTCGTATAAATTAAAAATATTTGTATATATATGCTAAATTAAATAGTGATTGAAAAATCAAATTTAACTTTAGTAAAGGAATTTATTATTATGAAATTACACGAAGAATTTAAACTTTATGAAACTATGTGGGATACGGTCGAGGCAAAAGATGAACTTAACGAAGGCTTTGTAGACACTATTAAAAATATCGCTAAAACAATTAGCGATAAAGTGGATGCTGTCGCCGTTAATTCTATTACGAAACAGGTTATTCGTAATATAAATAAAGCATACCAAGACACTGAGACATATTTTAGTGATGATGAAGCTACATATGTATTCGAATCTAACACCAATGGCTCTTATTGGATAAAAGAAGAAAATTTCGAACTCGTTAAAAAACTTGATATTCTAGCTAATGCCATTTATGACTGCAATATTGAGCACGGCTACGGAGATGTTGCCGGTTTTGAGATTTTTATTTATCTACTTTCAGCGCTCAGAATTCCTTTTGCATACTATGACCCTAGCGATATTGAGGCTGAGGACAACTAAGTAATATAATAGAATAAATTTTAAAGACGGTTCATTAAATTGGACCGTCTTTTATTGTATAATATTATATATAATTATAACTTTATGGAGTTTATATTTAATGAATATTATTGGACAAACTAAACTACTTTCTAAAATTAATACAATGGAATACTTGCCAAAAACTTCTATGTTTCTCGGCCCGACAGGCTGTGGAAAACATACAATAGCGCGTTATGTAGCAGAAGAGTTTAAGCTTGACTTTGTAGAAATCGAAGAGTCGGTATCTGCCCAGGACCTTGAAGATTATACACATAAAACTATCGATACTCTTTATCTTATTAACTTAAACAAATTTACGGAAAAGCAGCAGAACCAGTTTCTTAAATTTATTGAAGAGCCTTCTAAGTCTATTTATGTAATTTTGATTGCAAACTCTGAGGCAGGTATTCTCAATACAATTCTCAATAGAAGTATTAAGTATCATCTTGAGCCCTATACAAAAGAGCAGATTGAGCAGATTACTAATACAACAGTTAATGATCTTGCTTTTAAGATTTTTCAGACGCCCGGAAAGCTGCTCAACTTAACCGAGCAGAGCTTTAACGATGTTATGGGCTTAGCAAATACGGTAGTGCACAGCATTAATAGAGCAACATATCCAAATGCTCTTGTGGTTTCTACAAAAATCAATTACAAAGATCTGTATAATAAAATAGACTTTGACCTGTTTTTTGACGCAGTTGAGTATCTTGCCTTAGAGGACTATATAAATAATAAAACCGAACAGAGCTTGACAGTATTTAAAACAACTAATCAGTTTAAGCAATATGCCACGCAGCAAAATCTTATTAAAGAAATTCTGATGATAAATTATCTTACTACACTTTGGGAGGCCGTACAATGACTTTAATTGATCTTAAAAAATTTATTACTGACAGAATTGTGCCGTCAGACTTTATGATCTTTGTCAGTAAGGACTGCCCGTTCCTGGCTTCTCAATATGTAAAAGCTCTCGGAGATTTGTCTATCAGCGGCATTAATAAAATAAATAGTATTTATGAGCCTCAGCAGTCATCTATTATGCTTCTTACTAATACCGAAGGTGCTCTTAATGTTTTGTATACTGATACTTTTGATGAGCGCTCAGAAGATTATAGCCAGTTTGAAAATACTATAGTAGTATGTGAGCAGGTATCAAAAGATATTGCTAAAAACGTGGAAAATTATATTATCAAATTTCCGAAGCTTACTGACTGGCAGATTTGCGATTATGCTAAAACTCTTTGTCCGCATGTAGAAGAGAGCGAGCTTATGTGGCTTGTCCAGGCGTCTGACAATAGTATTGAAAGAGTTTTAAACGAACTTGATAAAGTAGCTTTATTTGGTAAGAACGAGCAGAAGGAAGTACTTGCTGCAATCAGATTTGACCCGCAAACTGACTTGTATAAAGTTGACTTATTTGATGTTGTCAATGCTTTAGTTGAAGGCGATATGTTGACTCTTAATGACTTTATAAAGCATAATGGTTGGGAAATTCACGAGCCAGTTGTTTTAGTAAATAGAGCATTTAACAGCTTGAAAAATATTATTTTGATTTCTCAAAATGCAAACCTGTCAGCCGAGGATTGTGGAGTATCCGCTGGGCAGTTTAAGTTTATTAAGTATAAGTATAAAAGCCTTAATGTGGCGGCAGCAAAACAGAAGCTTAAGTTTCTTACTAACTTTGACCTGATGCTAAAGACCTCTCAGCTTGAGCTTAATAAACGTGACATGATGACTTATATCATCAATAATATGTATTATAAAATTACTAACTAACTATGTACATTGCCCATTTAAGTTTGATAAGCGATTTTATTAGCTAAATTAATTGTAAAAACATTATTTAATGAGGTAATTTTATGATTAATATGCTAAAAAATCTTTTGCTTAATACAGGATACTTTAAAGACAATGAATATCTAACTGCGTATATTTCACTTCTAAATGAGCACACAGAAAGTAATTCTGGCTATGGGGAGCAACATCACATAATACCTGCGGCAGTATATCGTTATAAGTATTCATGTAAAAACGGAATTGAAGCGCGTCAACTGGCCGATGCAGATGAAAAAAACAGTACAGTTTTACTTTTATATAAAGATCATGTACTAGCACACTATTTTCTATATTTCTGCACTTTAGGCAAAGTTAAGCATGCTATGGCACAAGCCATAACCTGCATGGTTGGAAATCTCGAAGTTGACCAGCTGGACTTCTCTGAATTTAGATACTTACCGGAACAGTTTGACAAAATACAACAGCTTATTGATCGTATTCACGCTGACCCTGATAATAGTTTTTATACACCATATGAGGTTGAATTTTTAAAACTTTATTATGGAGCTAACGGAGCTGCATTTTGCGCAAAACAACTAAACAGGCCACTTAGTTCTGTAAAAGCTAAGGCTAACAGACTTAGGCTACATCTCGACACGTATAGGCCTTGGACCGAAGATGAAAAGCAAATAGTTAGACAATATTATGAAGAATACGGGCCAGATTATTGCAATAATTTATTAATAAATAGAGATAAAAATTCTATTCGCGGACTTGCCAAAAGACTTGGCTTGCAGTGCGGAAGGTATTGGTCCACGGAAGAAGAAAAATTTTTAATTGAAAACTACGCTAAACTCGGTGGTAAAAAGTGCGCTGAGTGTCTATGTAAGCCCTATCGCTCTGTACGAAGTAAAGCATCAACGCTTAAGTTGCTTGCCAAAAATGCTTGGGCCAATGAAGAAATTGAAGTGATATTAAAATATTATAAAACTAATGGCGCTGAGTATTGCGCTAGACTTATAGGCAGAGAACTAGAATCTATACGTAATAAAGCGTATAAACTCGGCTTAACGGAGACGCATCCGGATTGGAGCGCAGAGGAACTGGAATTTTTAAAACAAAACTATATACATTACGGCTCAAAATTTTGTGCGGACGCGCTTCCCGGCCGCACTAGAGCGTCTATAACTGCACAGGCTAATAAGCTGGGCCTAAAAATTAAAAATAGACAAAAGGAGCATTATGGAGGAATTAATTAAAACAGAGGAGTGTAAACCACTTGAGCGGTTTTCATATTCTAAAATAAGTACTTTTAAAAGCTGTGCTTTTAAGTATTTTTTACACTATGAAGCTAAAAACTTCGTATTTAGCGAGTCTATTGCTACTGAGTTTGGTACACTGGTTCACGCCACAGAAGAAGCTATTGCATTAGCACTTCAAGCGAGAATGCCAATTAACTACATAGAACTGAAAAATAAGTTTATTCTTGGCTGCAAAAAGCTTGCACATAAATATCCAGAAGATTGGATAAAACTTGATAAGTCTAACCGTACATACACTGAAAAGATGTATACATATCTTGAATCAGCTATTTATAGACTTGAGCAGTTTATGATAGATCATCCTGACCTTGAGATTATCGGTATTGAGCAAAAATTTGAGTACGATTATGATGGGGTGCACTCGTTTACTGGGTCTATCGACCGAGCTTTTATAAATAAAATAACTGGTGAAATTCTTATTCAAGATATTAAAACCTGGCCCGTGCCTACACAAAATAGTGAGCTAAAAGCACCCGCACAGTTTACTGTTTATGCTATGGCTGCTCAACAACTCTGGGGAGCTGAGGCTGATAAAATTAAGTGTGAATATGACTTGCCCTTATGTGATCTCAGACAGGCGTCATTCTCAGAAGATATTATAGCTGATGGCCGTCCTCAGCTTGATAAATGGTTTGCAGGTATTACTCAAGGTAATTTTAAGCCAACAATATCCGCTCTGTGTAATTGGTGTCAATACTCACCACTGGCCAATCCTAACTTGATTAATACAAAGCCTGGGGCTATTTGTCCTTACTGCAGCACTTGGCGAAAGTCTGGCGATAATGTTAGAGATGTCCTGTGTAAATGGGAAGGACTCGATAATATTGACGTCGATAGACGGCTTATTATTAGCCAGCTGAGACAAACAACATTAGTCTAAAAATACCTAAGAGCTTATGAAAATAGGCTCTTTTTATTGTATAATATAGTATAAAGAGTTAAGGAGTTTATGAATGAATTATCAATATGATCTAATTATAATTGGTGATAGTACAGAAGGCAACCAATTAGTAAAAAGTATTGCAGCAGCAAATCTTAATATTAAAATTGCGTTTGTTAGTAGAGATTTTAAGACATCAACGACCCCAGATTTTTTAAATGTAGAGTACCTTAAAGATGAGGTTACACTCACGAATTATAAAAATAGACTTTTCGGTTGTTATCTAAAAAGTGGAAATCAGCTTTATGCCACGCACCTTATTTTTGCAGTTGGCCAAAAGTATGCCCCGCTTGTAGTTAATAACAAAAAGGTGCCGAATGTTTTCAATACGACTGTAGACATTCCGAAAGAAGCTAAGAAGCTGCCGGCTGTTGTTTTAGTGAATAAGGAAACTGACGTTGCCATGGCTTTTGATGTTGCGAAGAAATATAAATACGTTTATTTATGCCTTAATGAATTTGCTGGTAAGTGTTCTGAGGCTGTTCATAAAAGGCTACTGCAAAAGCAATCATCAAATATTGTCGTACTTCCGAATACACACATTAAGAAAGTTTCAGCTTATGATGAAAACTTAATTAATGTCGAACTTGATAACTATTCGACGGTTCTTTGCGCAGCTATTTATGTTAAAACTGACGTTAGCCCTGATACTTCCTGCGTACCCATTCGAGCTGGCTTAATTAAGGCTAATGAAGCAGGTTATTTTGAAACTACCGATAAGCTTGAGTCTACTTTGGTGCCAAAATGCTTTGCTGCTGGAACTTGTACTCAGAAATGTACAAAGAAAATGATGAATTCTTTAGTAGAAACTATTTTAACAGATTTTGGAGGAAATTAAAAATGTTGACGGTAGAACAAAAGAATAACAACGAAATTAAGTTTATGGAGCTTCTTGCTAAACTCAATATTGATCTTACAGAGTTTAACAAATTCCTTGATGAGGTTGATTACTTTAATAAGCCTGCTTCTACTCAGTATATGGGGGCTTATCCTGGCGGTCTTTGTGAGCATGCACTTATTGTAGCCCATGCGCTCGGT